TGTATGGTTTTAATTTAAACTTATAATTCATAATTTATTTTATTCTTTCTATTGACATTAATATAAGGGATGTTATATGATTTGTCAATGTCAGAAAGTACGAAATACGAAAAAGTAAAAAATAATTACACCTCTACGGTGTATGTTATACAGGAGATATCGGGTACCAAAACAGGTAATCCGAAAATAAATATTATGGGAGCTTCTAACTATGGACAGTTTAAATTTTTACTGCCAGAGTTTTCACAAATGATATTTTCTCCTGGTCCACTAATTTATAAATTAAGACAAGGGTTGAAAGATTATAAATCAAGAGACTATTTGTTATTAACAGGTGATCCTGCTATAATAGGTGTGGCGTGTTCTATAGTTTCTGATATTACAAATGGTAAGTTTAAATTATTAAAATGGGATAAACAAGAAAGAAAATATTATCCTATTGAAATCAATCTATATGAGAAAGGAGAAATTGATGTCAATTAAACAATCAATCAAGATGAAAGAAACAATAAACTTTGAGGCAGATCAACAAGACCTCATGAAAAAAACTGATAATATTCAGTCACTAGCAGATCAAGTCGAAAGATTAGAATTATGTAATGATCGCATTGCAGATATAGAGGCTGATCTTAAAATGATGAAAAACAAAAGAGACCATATATCAGGTGAGGTAATACCAACCATGATGACTGAGATGGGTTTTTCAGAACTAACATTAAAAGATAATACAAAATTAAAAGTGTCCACCTCTTACAAAGCTCACATAAGTGAAGCAAACAAAGAGATGGCATTTAACTGGCTTCGTGAGAATGGACTAGGGGATATAATCAAAAACGAGATATCCGTATCCTTTGGTCGCAACGAAGATAACAAGGCGGCTGATTATGCCGAACTTGCGAAGAGTAGTGGGTTCCAACCGACACAAAAGATGAAGGTAGAACCCATGACTCTGAAAGCGTTAGTCCGTGAGCGTTTAGAATCAGGCAAAGAAATGCCAACGGAACTCTTTGGAGTTTTTTCAGAAAATAAAACAACGATAAAGAGAAACAAATAACAAAGAACGATGAACAAGGAACGAGGAACGATGAACCAAGTAGCAGAAAAAAAAGAAGGAGCGTTAGCAACAAATTTATTTGAAGCTGATGCACAAAAAGGCTCTCAAAACATATCGCAAGAAGATCTTGCGTTGCCTTTCTTAAAAGTTTTGGGACAACTATCACCTGAAGTTAATAGGCGTGATGGTAAATATGTCGAGGGCGCAGAACCTGGCAAAATAATCAATACAGTTTCTAACGAACTGTATGATAACATCAATGTATTACCAGTCTTTTACAAAAGAAAATACATTGAATGGCAAGACAGAGGTACCAGCATTGGTGCACCTGTTGCTATCCATGAGGCAGACAGTGATATAATTAGTCAGACCACTAGGGGTAAAGACTATAAAGATAGACTACCAAACGGTAACTATCTTGAGAACACTGCGGATCACTTTGTGATTCTATTGGGTAGTAATCCTCAGACAGCTTTGATATCTATGAAATCTACTCAATTAAAAGTGAGTAGAAAATGGAACTCAATGATGATGGGTATTAAAATGCAGGGTAAGAATGGATTATTTACCCCGCCAACATATAGCCATATTTACAGTTTAAAAACTGTCCCGATGTCTAACGACAAAGGGTCTTGGTTTGGCTGGGACGTAAGTAAAGTTGGACCTATTGAAGACAGATCAGTCTATGAAATAGCAAAAAACTTTGCTGAACGTGTTGGTAAAGGTGAGATTCAAGCAAAACCTGAAGCTCAAGAAGTAACTAAAAAAGCGTTAAACTTATAAGTTTCCCGGGAGTGGGCGGTTAAGCGAGAGTGGACCCGCCCATTTTAATTTATGTCAGATATATATAAAGCACCGGTAACGTATGAGGATTGGATAAATCTAGGACGGGTAATTATACCCTGTGATACAAAACAGGCTGTGGTAGAAAAATGGTCTGATCCTGATTTTAAAATTACGAAAGAAGAATGGAGAATAGAACACGCAACAAAACAGATAGGACTTAGATTAGATCAATATATAGATTTTGATATTGATAATCCTGTTGTTAAAAGATTTACAAGCGACCATATAAAATCATGTGGTGCAATATTTGGTAGAAGAAACAATCCGTCAAGTCATTATCTTTGGTCTGGAACATCAGACTATAAAAAGTTTGCATTACCAAAAGAATTAGAAAATTATTACAAAGATTATGGACACGGTGCAACACTGTGTGAGATAAGACATGGCGCAAACAAATACACATTGGTTCCAGAAACAAAATATCATACAACAAACGAGATAGTTAAGTGGGTTAAGTATGAAGGTATTGATGAGTATCCTGGTAATCTTAAAGTTGATCTTGGTAAGATAGCTTTGTCTGCTGCATTATGTATTACATATGCAGGTGCAGGACAGAGAGATGATTATTGCACGGCTATAGCTGGTGTATTATTAAAACATGCGGAATGGAATGTAAATGATATAAATAATTTTGTTTACAAAATAGCGGTTGCAGCAAAAGATGAAGAAGCAGAAAAAAGAAAGAATAAAGGAACTACACACGAAAAAGCAAACAGAAAATTTGGTATGCCAAAACTTGCAGAGATTATTGGGTGCTCTACAAAAACAATAGCAACTATTTTTAGTTGGATTGGTGTGCAAGAGGCCACCAGTGAAGAAGCAAAACAGTCTATTGGGCAGATAATAGAATATGGAAGTGATAGATATTTTGTAAAGATAAATGCTGTGGTTCAAGGGGAGGCCGTTGAAAAAACAATCACAGTAGACGGTCCCACACTTAGAAATAAAAAATTATTTTATGATTCTGTTATTAGCAAAGCCTCTGTGTGGATACCAGAAATGAAAGCTGCAGACTTTGAGGAGATAATGCGTAGAAAGTATGAAGCAAGAGAAAAATCCACAGAATATGTAGAGGAGGCAGAGGAGGATTTAAGATTTGTAAAACATTTTAAAAATTATATTTCGGAACAAAAAGCGTATACAAGTAAAAAAGAATTAGCACACTTTGGCATGCCTTATTACAACACACAAAAAAGTATTTTAGAATTTAATTTAGATAAGTTTGAAGATTATTTGCACAGACAAAAAATAAATTTATCTAGAGTAGATTTAGTAATTAAGTGTCAAAATATATTAAAAGCAAAAAAAAATCACGGTAAGTATGGAACTAAGTCTTGCGTTTCATGGCGTATTTTAAATCAAGAAATAGATAAAGATGATTTAATTATAGAGGGTGACTATCAGGAGATTACAAATGAAAACGCCTAATTTTATGGTAGGACCTCCAGGGACAGGAAAGACATCAGAATTTATAACTAAAAAATACAAAGAGTTGTTAACAAAATACTCACACACTAAAATAATAATATTATCACACACAAATGTTGCAGCTGATGAGATAAGAGATGAGATACTTAAACTACCTGAAGTGAAAGAAAAAGGTTTAACTAAAAAATCTTTTAAATATAAAATTGGTACAATACATTCGTATTGTAAAAGTAAAGCATTAAGTAGAGATGTGTTTAGTTATGAAGACCACATAAATTTATGCAGGAAAGAATCTGAATTTAAGTTACAAAGAATAAGTGCAAGTGATTTTGAATCAAATCAACATAAATTTTATAAATATCTTTCCGATGCTTTTGGTAGAGGCATGACATTGGAAGAACATTGGAAAACATGTAATAGAAATTCATACAAACCTTACAGTTTAAACGTTATTAAAGAAATGCAAGGCAAATACGAAAAATACAAAAAAGATAATCATGTTTGTGATTTTGATGACATGATAAAAGACTTCATAGACAAAGCCAAAGAACCTGACATAGATGCTTTAATAGTAGACGAAGCACAGGACAGTAACATACCACAAACAAAAGCATTAGATAAAATGGCGACTAATACTAAAGAATATTGGTTTGTTGGAGATCCAGATCAAACAATATTTGAATTTGCAGGGGCTAGTGCAGAAACTTTTTATAAATTATCAAAAGGGGCTAAAGAGATAGAACAAGGTCATCGATGTGGTCAAACTATTAATAATTTATGTAAACAAATTATAAAACCAATATGGGATCACTATGACACACACAGAATTTGGAAACCTGCTAACTATAAAAAAGGGCATGAAAAAGAAGGACAACTTATAATAGGTAACCATTATCATTTACCAAATTATACGACTGACTGTTCTCATCTAAGAATATTGTTGGATAAAATAAGAAACACTGAAGAAACATTTTTATTTACGTACCGTAATAACTCATCAGATAAATTTGTTAAAAGTTTTTTTGACCAACATGGTATAGAATTTGCTTACGTAGGAAATCCAGCACACGTATCAAAAAAAGAATTAAGATGTCATAAGCTTTGGCCAGAGTTTGCAAATGGTAAACCTATGTCATTACAACAAATAAAAGAATTTTGGGACTACCTAGGTAGTAAAGTAATAGTGCATGGTAAGGGAGAATATGAATTTAAAGATTGGATTAAAAGAGATTACACAATTTATGAGTTGATAAGATTAAAATTACTCAAAGAAACTTCTGTAAACGAAAAAGATTTTAAGTTGATAAGAGTGCAAAAAGGTAAAAAAGAAGATTATCAAAAAAGACTTATTTATATTGATAAAGTTTTAAGAAAAGGTTTTAATTTAGAAGGCAAAACTAGAGTTAGCTATGCAAATATACACACAGTAAAAGGTTTAACATTTGACAATGTAATTGTAGATCTAACAAGAACAAGACCGGAAAATTATTTTGAACAACTAAGATTAAAGTATGTTGCATACAGTCGAGGCAGATATGATTGTTGGACCATACCGTCACAAAGTACATATACGTTAGGAATAAAATAAAGGAGGAATATGACACACAAAGGAATGTTTAAAGATTCAGTATATAAATCTTTAGAGGAACAGGTTGGAGGGAAACATTATAAGAATATGAAAATTCAACCAGCAGAGTTTATTAATGAAAATAAACTTTTATTTGCAGAGGGAAATGCTATAAAATATATTTGCAGACACTCTGTAAAAGGAAAGGAACAAGATATAAGAAAAGCAATGCATTATTTAGAAATGATATTAGAAAGAGACTACGATGTGTAATACACCGGAAGATTTAAATCTTGATGGTATTGATACGGTTGCAATAGATATTGAAACATACGATCCAAATTTAAAAACAAAAGGGTCTGGTGCAATACGTAAAGATGGTTTTATCTGTGGTATAGCTGTTGCAACAGAAAATGATCTTGCATACTTTCCACTACGACACTCTGATACTGACATAGCTTTTGATAGAATAGATAAAATATGGCAAGTGCTAAACGATAAAATATTTCAAAACGAAAATATTACAAAAGTATTTCACAATGCGATGTATGATGTCTGTTGGATTAGAGCAGTCACGGGCATGATGATAAAAGGTAGAATTGTTGACACTATGATAGCTGCATCTGTTATTGATGAGAACAGATTTAAATATTCACTTGATGCACTATCAAAAGATTATCTTAACGAAGAAAAATACAAATACGATTTACAACAAAAAACATTGGAATGGTCTGGTGGCACGGTAAAAGACCCTATGACCAACATGCATAAACTTCCTGCATCTATTGTAAAAGAATACGCAAAGCAAGATGTAAATTTAACTTATAAGTTATGGAAATTATTTAATAAAAAAATTGACGAAGTATTATACACTAAAGAGGATGGAGAGCAAAAAACTTGTAGAAAAATATTTGAATTAGAAACAAAATTATTTTTATGTTTAGTTGACATGAAATTTAAAGGCGTTAAAATAGATCGGTCAAAAGCTATCCTATTTGGTAGACATCTCAAAAAACGTAGAGATCAAATAATAAAAGCAATAGAAAGTATTACAACAATAAAAGTTGACATCTGGGCTGCAGCATCAATTAAAAAATTATTAGATCATTTGCACATAAAAGATTACAAGGTTACTCCTAAATCTAAGATGCCACAACTTCCAAAAGATTATCTACGAACACACAACAATAAATGTTTACGTATGATCGCAAAGGCAAGAGAATATGATAAAGCAGTTAACACTTTCATAGATGGATTACTAGAGTACGTATACGAGGATAGAATACATGCAGATATAAATCAAATAAGATCAGATACAGGTGGCACGGTTACTGGCAGATTTAGTATGTCTAACCCTAATCTACAACAGATACCAGCCAAAGGTTATATCGGTAGTAAGATGAGAGAACTATTTATACCCGAGGATGGCTGTAAATGGGGTAGTTTTGACTATTCACAACAAGAACCACGTATCGTAGTCCATTATGCCATAAAATTAGGTCTACCAGGCACGGAGAGCCTTGAAGAACAATTTGCTAGGGATGATGCCGATTTTCATCAAATCGTCGCTGAGATGGCTAATATCTCCAGGAAACAGGCAAAAACAATCAACCTAGGTCTTTTCTATGGCATGGGTAAGATTAAACTACAAAAAGAGTTGGGCCTAGACCAAAAGCGAGCTAAAGAATTATTTAACGAATATCACAGCAGGGTACCGTTTGTAAGACAGCTATCACAAGAGTTGATTGCTTTTGCAAAAGAAAATAAATTATTGTTTACACTACACGACAGATTTTGCAGATTTAATAAATGGGAGACAACCAATAAAGAATGGAATTCTGAAACAAATAGATTTAACGAGGTGCCATTATACACAAAAGAACAAGCCATGGAAGCATTCAAAGCAGAGATGTTGGATAAGTATAAAGAAAACAAAATAGATCCAAACTACATGAATTATTTTGAAAGATATTACACACCTGCGTTTACATACAAAGCATTAAATAGATTGATACAGGGTTCAGCAGCAGATATGACAAAGAAAGCCATGGTAGATCTACATGAAAAAGGTATAATACCACACATACAAATACATGATGAACTTTGTTTTTCAACCACGGACCATGAAACAGAGTTGATTAAAACAACAATGGAGAATGCTATCCCATTAAAAGTCAAGAACAAAGTTGACTATGAATCAGGACTAAATTGGGGTACAATAAAATGAGGATAAAATATGGCTTATTTAAATGCAAATATTCCTGTAGAGTATGCACAGATAAGGAGAGAGTATCTTTACGATCTTAAAAAACATCATGGAGAAGTTGAAGATTGTATCATATTTGGTGTCACTTGCATCACGGGTCGTGCGTTATTGTTTCATGCGATTATGGAAAATGGTGCAATCTTTTATAGACTACCTATTACAGCATTTATACAACGTGGATTTAAAGTTGAGGATGTACCTAAACGTAGACTTGATGAGCTTCAGCTTTGGAATTCTTTTAGTTATTATCCTTCTGTTCATTCTTGGGATATCTTAGAATCACAAGCAGGAAAATATATTGGCAAAGACAAAAAATGGCACTACGGTAAATACTTATTTACTGTTGACTTTGCTCACCCAGAGCCTAATATACT